CACCAGAGCAGGCTCGTCGCTTCATCGACTATGTGTGGGATGCAACAGTTCTCGCTAAAGACGGACGTAGAGTTACAATGAGAGCAAACACCATGGAAATCGAAAAGGTTAACGTTGGTGAGCGTGTAATCCGTGCTGCTGCTCAGGCACAACCTGACTTCACAAACGCAGGTGCTACATTCACAAAAGTAGAGCTAACAACCAAGAAGATTCGTCTTGACTGGGAAGTTTCTACAGAATCACTAGAAGACAATATTGAAGGCGGTGCTTTGGAAGATCATCTAGTTCGCTTGATGACCAACGCATTTGCTAATGATATCGAAGACCTTGCCATTAATGGTGTAGGTTCAGGTAACGATGCATTCCTTTCAATTATGCCTGGATTCGTTAAGCAAGTTAATCAAGTTGCAGGAAATGATGCTCACGAAGCAGCAGTTACTGTCGCTAATAACGAGTGGACAACAGCAAATATGCAAAGCATCATCTTGGCAATGCCACGCAAGTATCGTGCACTTAAGAGCAATCTTAAGTTCTATGCTGGCACAGACGCATTCCAAGGTATTGTTAAGAACAATGGAACACTTGCAGACGCAGTAGCAGAAGCATTTGCTACTCGCACAGCAGGAACACCAGCAAACCGTCAAGACTATCTTGATGGATCTGCACAGACATTCGGCAACTCACGCACAACACGTGTGCTTGGCGTAGATGTTCTTGAAGTTCCTTACTACCCTGCAGGATATGTCGACTTGACATTCCCTTCAAACCGTGTATGGGGATTCCAACGTGATATCACAGTAAACCGTGAATATCGTGCTAAGAAAGACACCATCGAATACACAGTATTCGTCCGATTTGGTATTCAATGGGAAGAGTTGGATGCAGTTGCTTACGCAGATGCAGACTCAACAGATTCCTAATCAATAACCAATTAAGACAAGGGGAGGCCAACCTAAAAAGTTGTCCTCCCTTAGTCATATTCTGGTATAATTACAAATGAGTATTGGAGTATTATGACTTTAACAATGGAAGAATTATCAACAAAAACCGTAATGGCATTAAAGGCATATGCCAAGAAAAATAATATTGATTTATTTGGGGTATCAACTAAGTTAGAAATTCTAGAAGTTATAGCAAGTTTTATTCCAACAGAAAAAGCGGTATCAAAAGATACTGAAAAACCTAAAGATCAAGTAGAAAAAGTAGCCCTATACTCAGATAGAAATATATATTGGGATGGCCTAGGTGATTTAAAGGTTGGTTATAACATCGTCTCAAAGGAGGCATCGGAACAGTGGATTACTCGTAAGGCAGTCAGAATTGCACAGCCTGAAGAAGTAGCCTCATACTACGGTAAATAATTATGTCAACAATTCTTCGTATTCCTCCATATCCACTCTCTGTAACCTATTCAGTTCCAGATGAGTTAGCAGACTATATTCTTGTTATTGAAGACGTGGCAGAGCAAACAGAACTTGAAGTATTTATTAGCGCAGAATCTGGAGTGACATCTTCTTCAGAAGGAAAAATTGTATATTCTTTAACTGGAGACTTTGTAAAATATGATAAGTCTTATGCGCTTACTATTTATGAGGATGCTGGATCATCTGGAGCAGAGCTTGTTCGTGGAGATGTTGTAGTTGAGGATAATTTAGAAATTGTTAGACCATATGTAAATCCAGTAACACTTGCTACTTCTGGAACAGCAACAGATATTGCTGCCTACACAGAGTATGAAAATTTAGCAAGAATGATGATTGATTCTATTACTGGTGGGTTTTATTATAATAGAACATACTTAGAAGTTGTTGGGCAAGGAACTGACTATATACCTCTTTGGAAAAAAACACATAAAATTTTAAAGGCATATGAAAATGCAGAGTTGGTATATGACCTTAGCAATACTACAGACGGTCCAGCATTAAAAAATTATAACTATATAATTACCAAAGATAAAACTGCTATTACAAAAGATCCAATAGAATATGTTGATTCTTTAAGTCGTGCAGAAAGAAAATATCCAAGCATACCCGTAGCACCTTCAGATTCAATTAGTTTATTTGATACAGAAGACAGTGGAAACGTTCAAACCATTGTTCCAGCAGCAGCATTCCCAGAAGGTATTGACTGTATATTTTTATTAGAAACTGGGTATAAAGTAGTTCCAGTAGACATTGCTGATGCAACAAAATTATTAATTGAAGATATTAAATGTGGAAAGCTTGATTATTATAAGAGGTATGTAAAGAACTATAGCACAGACCAATTTAAAATTGAGTATGACAAAAGGATGATCGAAGGCACTGGTAATATTATGGTAGATAAAATTCTTAACAAATACGTAGAAACGATTATCCGCCCAGGAGTCTTATAATGGATTCTTGCGAACAAACAGACTTTATGTATCCAATGAAGGCTGATATATATTATCCAATCATTAACCAAACACAGTATGGTCAAGCAACTAAAACTTGGATTTTTGATAGAACAATAATTTGTAATGCCACAAGTGTTGGCGGTGCAGGAACTGAAGACATTAAGCCAGAAACATTTCTTCAATATGAAAATAAGCTTATTGCCAGAACTAAGGCTGATCCAAGAACATCTTCTAACAATTCTGAAAATGCTATAACTAATATTTTAGTAACTAATATTCGCAATGCTTATGACGAAATGATTTATAAAGAAACAGCAGGACCAAGATCTGGCAAAGGAACCATATATGAAATGGCAACAGTAGAGCCATTCACAGGACCATTTGGAAACATTGAATATTTTAAGATGCTCTGGCGTAGAACAGAGAATCAAACAGTGAGTGACTAATGATAGCAAGAACTAATACAAAACAATTTGAAAAACAAATGTCAAACATTGTTGATTATGCTATTGGATTTTTAGATGGAATTGAAAAAGGAAAAAGTTTATTTTTAAAAAATCTTGGACAAGGAGTTATTGAAACTTTAGCAGCCTATATAGATGTTTCTGCAAGAGGTAATCCAAATGCGTTGCACCATGTTTATGAATGGTATAAAACTGGAAGTCCATCAGCTAGATTATTTGATTTAGAATATACAGTTAGCAAGTCAGGATTAAGAATTAATTCAAGCTTTAGGCAGTCTAGAACATTACAAGAAGATGCCAATGTTCCATTTTATAATAAAGCAAGAATCATGGAAGAAGGTGTTTCAGTTACCATATCACCTAAAAAGTCATCAGTCTTAGTATTTAATGAAGGTGGCAAAACTATATTTACAAAAGGGTCTGTAACTGTTAGAAATCCTGGAGGAGAATATGTCCAAGGATCATTTGAAAATATTATGGATGAGTTTATGTTAAAATATTTTAAGCAGTCTTTTATTAAATCAAGCGGTCTTTATGACTACATAAGTAGGCCTACGGTGTTTAAGAAAAATATTAAAGCGGGATCTAAAGCAGGCAAAAACAAGGGTATTGATACTGGATATAAATGGATAATTAATGCAAAGATTGGTGTAGAATAGGCATATGGTCTCTAATGTTAATTTGAATACTGGCTTCCCGCCAACATTTCTAAATGCTTTTGTAAATAGTGAGCTAAAGGAATTTGGCTTAGTCCCCGATGGGCCTAATCCATTTCAGCCTTTCTTCCCAGCCCAAAGCCCAATAAACATAGAAGACATTTATAACGATAGTATATATATCAAAAATAACCCGAATGCTACTGTAATTATGTTTGACAGATTAATTAGATTTAGGCCTAATGCTTTTTATAGAAATAAGCGTGAGCAGCTAGTGTATTTTATATATGCCCCAGATCTGACTAACCTATTTGATGTAACTAGAGTAATTATTGAGTGTTTAGATAGAGAAGACTCTTCGGCCCAAGATATGAATGCTTGGATTGCTTCTAATGACATTTTGGATGAAGCTGGAAATGCTATAGCGCCAAACGTATATTTTCACAATACAAAGGTTTACCAAGCGGATGAGTCACGGGATATAGCAGAATTAGCATCAGCTAGGACATTATTCCTAAATAAACTGGTTATTGAATATGATTATCATACTACAGATGCAGTAGGCGCTAGATATACATAAAATGGTGTTATAATTAAGTTGAGGAAACAAACGCCAAAAACTTAATATCTATTTTTACAGAAAGAGGTGAATAAATGCCATATAGCCGTGGAACGTCGTCCAACATTATCGTTGGTGCAGCAGCACTTTTTGTTGCAGACACAACCCTAACTCCAAATACATTGGAGTCTTTTAGCACTGAAGTATCATTCAGAGAAACACTCTCAAATGATGCAGCATATACTAACGTAGGTTATACCATGAACGGTTTAGAAATGCAGTTCCAACCAGACTTCGGTGAAGTTCAAGTTGACCAAATTCTAGACGTTGCTAAGCTTTACAAGCAAGGTATGCAAGTTAATCTTGCAACTGCTTTTGCTGAAGCTACCCTTGAGAACCTTCTCTTGGCTCTAGCATTTGGCTCAGATGAACTAACTGGAAACGTCGCAACTCACACAGGTAAGACTTTGAACTTATCTGCAGGAGATATCGGTGAATGTCCAGTAGAGCGTGGAATTGTTGCAATAGGACCTGGCACAGGTGATTGCGTAGATTCTCCATTCGTGGAGCGTGTTTACACAGCATACCGTGCTTTGTCAATTGAAAACGTAACAGTTTCAGCAAAGCGTGATGAGGCTTCAATGTTTGAAGTTTCTTTCCGTCTACTACCAGAGGATACTTCAGGATCATACGGTAAGATCGTTGACCGCACATTCGGAGATCTTCTATCATAATAGTTTAACTATACTTCATAGCCCATGTCTTCGGATATGGGCTTTGTTGTTTTATGGTAGAATTGAATTTATATGGCAACCACAATATATAATAGTCAAAATATTTTACTATTCGATAATACAGAATTAGAAATAATACCACTAAAGATTAAATATCTTCGTGAATTTATGGTGGCATTTGAAGGTATAAAAAATACAAGTAATGATGATGAAGCAATTGATATTTTGCTAGAATGTGTAAGAATATGTATGAAGCAATATTATCCACAAATATCAAATAGCATCTTTACTGTCCAAGATAATATAGATTTAGCAACTCTATATGTTATATTGGATGTGGCTGCTGGTATTAAAATTAATAAAAAGTCTGAAGAGCCAGTTAAAGATCAGGCAGAAAAAAGTGGAGTAACCTGGGAAACTTTAGATCTAGCAAAATTAGAATCAGAAGTATTTTTGCTGGGTATCTGGAAAGACTATCAAGAATTAGAAAAATCATTATCTATGCCAGAGTTAATGGCTACAATAGAAGTAAGTAGAGAGTTGGACTATACCGAAAAAAAGTTTTTGGCTGCTATTCAGGGAGTAGATTTAGATGCTCAGTCTGGATCTTCAAAGGGACAAAAAGAATGGGAAGACATGAAGGCTAGAGTCTTTAGTCAAGGCAAAGCAAAAGACGGTAATGACATTCTGGCTCTACAAGGACAAAATGCTAGAAGTGCAGGGTTTGGTATTGGTATGGGC